CAATCATATACAACTCCAAGTTCATATTCAACGAGATCATCCAAATCATAAACTAAATCACCCCAACCAACAAATTTAACAATAGGATTAACAAGGTACCAACACTCCATCACAATAAAACCTTAGAGTATAAAACCTTCTCTACCAGCATTTCTTTTTACCGATTCATTTCCTGTAAGTGGAGCAAGTTGATAAATTGAAATTCTTTGCTTGGATACAGAAGCATTATCAAAATCAGCAAAATTCTCTAAACCAAGACCAAAAGAGTTTGCAATTGTTGAGGATTTTTCCGGAGTTGTTATTGTTTTCCAAGACTTACCTTTGCCGTCTAGCTTGATTTTTGTTGAAATATGATGACCTGCACCAAACTCATCAGCTGTTTTTGAATTTACATTACGAAAATGAGGATCTCTAAACTGAGAATTATCAACATAGGGATATGTATATCCTGTATTGTTTAAAACTTGCCATAGAAAAGCTCCGGTATCAAAATGATCCTGTTGTTGTCCCATACCATTCATATCAACGAATTTCATTGTTATTGGTTGCCATGTTCCATTTCCGGGATAATTAAATTTATGATTTAAAAGACGATATTCTTTTGTATCAAACTCAATCTTTGGTTTGTTTAAACTTTTGATATTTGGTAAATAAAAAATCCCACCAAAAACAACAACAAATTTGCTTTTGGTTTTGGGATGTATTTCTCGTGATGTCCACCAAGACATTTAACAGCCTCTCTTATTCTGCTTCGAAGAATGTTCCGAGTCCATTTCCTTCGATAGTTTCACATGTTGCCCAATCATAACGAAGTTCCAAATCAATTGTTGAAATATCATCGTTTTCATAATCAAGTTCAGAAAAAGAAACTTTTTTGATAAATGGATTTTTGAGATTCCAAGTTTCAATTGGATTGCCGGCAGAATCTAGTTGAACAACTTCAACAAATTGAAGAGCAGAACTAGTTTTATTCTTTGATTGAGTTGTTAAGACGTTGGCGTCTCCCGGAACAACATATCCACCAGCACGGACGATATTATTAATTCTAAAAAGAGAACCAGGGTCAACAGGATCAACAAGAGTCATTGAAATGGCTTGCCATTCAACTTTTCCGGGGTAATAAAAAGTGTGTCCCATATATACATGCTTACTTTCAGCAATTGTAAAATTGGGTTTCGCAACTTTCTTTGCCCACCAAACAGCAGGCTCGTTATCTTGAATTCCTCCGATTCTTACTTGGAATCTAAAATTTCTTTTAGGGTCTCTCTCAGGTGTTGTAGTCCAAAATGACATTATTATGTTCTCCTATAATTCATTAATAATTAGTTGGCTTAGGCAAATTCTGCCCCGGTGCGAGTAATTACAAAATCAATTGCAATATATTCAATAGCTCTCGCAGGCTTTAGAAATATTTTTGCGTACATGATATTTCTGTCAATAAGATCTGGAGTCGTTGTTGTTCCATCAAGAACTAAACGATAATCTGTAAGACCAAATCGCGATTTAACATTTGAAAGAATTGGTTCTGCTTGTGAACGGAAACGAGCCCAAGTGGAATCAACATTCTGATCAAACAAAAGATTACGTGCAACATTTCCAATCTCTGCTTTAAGGAAGATCATCAAACGACGCACGTTGATACGATCTAGAGCAGATGGGGTCTGTTGAAGTGTTTTTTGTCCAAAGATAACAACACCTTCATTTGGGAATGTTGCAATTGGATTAATATTAACTTCATACAAGTCATCACGTTCAGATGCATCTAGACGTTGACGTGCTTGGATTACACGAGGACCTGAACGGCCTCCGAGGTTTCCGAGTCCACCACGATTAAACCCTGCAGGAGCAAACCATAGATCTGATTGTGCATCAGATTGAGCCATAGCGCCAAGACCAGCAACTGATGAAGGAACCCATACACGCTCTCCGTTATTTAAGTTATCTTGAATCTGAACAGCAGGATAATAAGCAGCAGCATAACTTGAATCAAGTTGACGATTCTTAAGCTTAGTAATTGCATCAGATACACTTCCCAAACGAGATACTTGTGTATCAGACACATCAGCTTCAGCGGTTGGTTTATAATCACCTTCCAAGTCAATTACAGCTAGCATATCTTTACGAGCCTCTGCTGTTCTAACAATTTTAGTTGTAATGATAGAGTTTCTGATACCCGGAGCAGCAATTAGATTAGCCGGTACTGTCTCAGGATCAGAAACAGAATCAATAGCTTTATTCAGAGAATATTGTAGATAATTTCCTGTCTCGCTAAGTGTAGTTCCAATCAAGCCTTCACGGAAAGGTTCTTTCTCTGTGATATCAAGTCCATCGAATCCACCGAATAGAGGAAGAACGAATTGCTTAACACCTTTATTAAGAAGAGCTTCAAGTCCATCAGTTGCAACATAAGAGGTACTATTTGCCATTGAACCAGAAGTCCAAGTTGTAGTGTTGTTAACTGTACTGACGACAATGTCATTAAGAGAGAACACACAAGAGTACTCAAAATCTCCGCTCGGATCAAATTGTTGACCAGCATACTTCTTTGGAAGCGGTCTCAAGTAGTCACAATAGTCCGGATCATGAAGAGTTGAGTCTTTATCAACCTTTGGGCGGATACCGAAGTGTACTCTGTAAGGGTTTGAAGAAAATCCATCAGAACCGTTTACACGAAGAGGAAGCTTCGGAAAGCTAAACTGAACAGATTCGTGACTTGCAAATAGTTGCAGCGCTTCTCCTGAAGCGGCAGTGTTTTTTACGACACCAGATGTAACAAATGCACCAGGAAATGATTGACCTTTAAGATCTTTAAATCCGACCTCAGCTTCAATTGCTTTAAACCCTTTGGGGCGACCAGGGCCTAAGAATCCAACAGGAAGATCATTTTCAGCATAATTCTGGTATTCTGCGAACATTTTAATGCGAACATAATCAGAAACATTTGGATGATCTCCATAAGAACGATAACGACGATCTGCTTCACTCCATTCCATATACATATCGCCAATGCGACGAGCAATGAAGTTTGGAGAATTTGGATCTAGGTTGCACCCAGAATACTTTTCAAGTGTTCCACCATTAACATCCATAATCTTTACAGAAAAAGTTCCGTAAGCGTAAACAATTGGGTTTGTTGCAAGTTTAAGGTCTTCAATTGCGATAAGAACGTTCTTTTGGACTTCCTCACCAGCATGTATACATTCAAAGCGGAAAAGCTTAGAAACACTTGATTCACCAGCATAATTAGCGTTATTTGAATCATAATTTCTACCAATAAGGTATCCTGATTTTGCCTCAGCAGATCCAGTTCTTTGATATCCCCAGTTTCCATCTTGTTGTGTTGGAGAAATATCATCTTTGTGAAGAGGTATAAGAGCAGCAACTTGAGCAGCAGCAGTATCTGAGGTAACTTTTTCTTTTACAGATCTCTCAAAAGATTCTCCAAGCCAATAATTTTTCTGATCAGAAGTTGCAGTGATTGATGTATTTACAAGTTGTGGGTTTGTATTGAATTTATTTCGGATATAATCTCCGCTTGTTCTATCAAAGTTAAAGCTTACATTTTCCACTTCTGTACCAGCAGCGTTATAAATAATAGCGTTAAAAGTTAATGCAGCTGTACCAGCTGTTGATTTTACGAGTCCATCGGCAATACCGGTTGTGGTAACAGCGTCTCCATGAGCATCTATTCCATCTAGAGTCATGTATCCGCTGTTTACATAGAAAACAGCAGCTAATACACCTTCGCCTCCCGCAGAAGTTGGTGATGGTGAAGTTATTGTTAAAGCGTGGTTTGCTGAGGCGTCATTAATATCAAGAACTGTTTGGGTGCTGTTATCAGAACCTTTTTGGCCTGCTGCCTTAAAAAGATCCAAACCACTTAGATTAAATACACCGAGATCATTTATTGTGTCCATGTTAAAAAGAGATACGTTACCAGAGCCATCATCGGCTACGTTAAGGTTGGTAATATACCCCAACTCTAGAGCTTTTTCAACTGCGTCCGCTACAAAACTCATAACTTCATTCGCAGAGTTGTTCGCTTTGTATCTGAAAGTAACCACATTACATAAATTTGTCCCGGTTTGACCACCGTCTTCAATTAATCCTCTCTCGCCATCAACCGATGTATCAACTGCTTTAATTTCTAATTTAAGACCAGCAACTATTGTTTGTGTCAGCGGTGAACCATCTGCGTTTTGAAAAAATTGAAGCTTTAAATTTGTGTCTAAGGTTCCACCGCTGATTTGACCGGCAAGGTCACTGTGGACTTTCAGGACTATTGGAACATCTTGGTTTCCAAGATCGGTCAAATCAGCAACGAAAAGTCCATATGCTGTTGAGTTTGTTGATGTCAAAGCAGTAACTTGAGCACCTCCAGAACCAGAAACTTGCCATCCAGCAAACCCTGCATCATCTGTGGCTTGTGGATGTTGATCTCCAAGCAATCTTACAAGATTAACAGGAGAAGTACGAGATGCTAACCATGCTTGAGCAGCATAAGCAGCAGGTGTAGGCGCGGACAATTGAGGTCCGTCTCTCCAAATATCACCTTTAAGTGATGATCCACCGGGTACAGGGTTTCCGTAAACCTGAACGAAATTGTCCAAAGAACGAACCTTTGCTGGCTTCATTCCTGGTCCTTTTCTAAAACGTCCAATGATAACGGGTCCGTCTGCGTCAACGTCCGCTGGTAAAATAGATTGGTCAACCTCGTTAATCTCTATACCGGGTGACAAAAAATCAAATTTTCTAGGCATTAATAATTC